CACATCGCTGTTGGTGTACGGCCACACCACATCCGACGGGCGGTCCTGAACGAACGTCAGCGTCTGGCCGCTCCATACCGGCATACAGCGCATCGCCGAGCAGAAATCACTGAGAACGTCCCACGCCTTACGCTGTTGTGACAGGTACGCATTAAAGGTCATCCGCGGCTCTGTGCCCCCGAAACCATCCGGGACCGTCTGGTCGCAGTACTGCGCAATGGCATACAGCGCCCATTTGTCCACGTCTGCCGCCCCCAGACGTTTTCCCATGCCGTAGCGCGGGTGAGTCAGCATGTCCCACAGGCACCAGGCCGGGTTGTTGCTGTATGCCGGTTTCAGGCTGCCGTCCCAGATGCCGCTGTACGTGCGTTTTTCCGGGTCATAGTTTGACGGTACCTGGATGATGCGACCGCGGATATGGTAGTTCACCGTCATCTGCTGACCGCCAAACTGCTCCGCATCCACCTGCAGCCCCACAATCGCCGTGTTCGGGTAGCACTGTTTCACATCGATGATTTCGGTGTATGACGACCAGAGCGTCTTATTCTGCAGCTGGTCCGGGGTGCTGTCCGCTGTCTCCCGGACCATCCGGATGTTAAAGGGCCGCTCAGGCAGATTCTCCAGAATCACCGACGCCAGGTACTGTGAGGTGGTCTTGCCGTTAATGGTGACATCCTTTTCCGTCACCCAGTTACCGTTACGCTGCAACTGAATCAGCAGTCGGACAGAAGAGGGATTACGGTCGCCCTTTGAGGTGGTCTCCAACAGTGACTGCACCCCGAAGGTGACCCGCAGGCGGTCAATGTTCGCGGATGTAATGGTGCGCGTTACCGGCTTTGCCTTCGTCACTTCCACGCCCAGTGCGGTTTCCGCCCCGGAGGACTCAAAGCCTTCAGGTGGTGTCTGCTCCTGCTCCCCGGCGCGCCAGACCGCGGTCACACCATGTATCACAGGATTACCGTCCGTGTCCGTCAGCGGGGTTTTGTTCACCAGGATACTCTGCAGCCCCTTCACCGGACCTTCAATCGGCCCTTCACCAATGGCGTCAATCACGCTCATCATCTGCGTGGATTTGAGATTGTCCTTCGCCTCGCGCGGTGTGTGCGCCTTGCCGCCACCTTTGCCCATTGTCTCACCCTTTACTGTGATAACTGTTACGCACAAAAACAACAGGCATCCCGGAGGATGCCTGTATCATGACTGAATAAAAATTCTGAATATCTTCACATTTTCACAAACTGACTGTGGCGCTAATAATTTCTCTGCGTTAATGTTTTTTGTCGTGACATAAGAATAATTCCTTACACTCAATCTTCGTAACGCTCCCGCAGTTCCTGTCCGTGAGCACTGCGGGATTTTTTCGCTTTTATGCCTGCCGCCCGATAACCACCATCTTCCCGTCACCGCCTTCATCACGGGTACTGATGTCCTGGGAGATTCGCCGGGAGCCAACCAGCATTTCACCGTAAGGCACCGGCATCGGGTTCCCCTGGGCAATCATGTTATCCAGCGAGGAAAAGTACGTGTTCTGTCTGCCGTTATCCGTTGCCCTGTATTCCGGTGTTTTTGGCTTCGGGGCAAGCATCTGTGCCACACCACCCAGTATCATGCTGGCCCCCAGTGAAAACAGCATCGTGGTGGCAGAAAAACCACCGGCTGCCAGGGCTGAACCCCATAACGCCATTGATGCCCCGGCAGTGAAGAAAGAGCCCACGATGGCTGCCGCCCCCAGCACAATCTGCAGTCCACCCTTTCCGGCCCCGGCCAGTCGCGGCACAATATGGATGACCGCCCCCTCACCCAGCTGTTCGTGAAGACGGGCGTACACCGCCTCCGGTGCCGTGTCCTCACCGCGAATACGTATCTGGTACCAGCCTTCGTTCATCTGACGGCGAAAGCCCGGCATCTGCATCGACAGGGCGCGAATGGCTTCCGCTGCCGTGTTCACATACAGGCTGAGGCGGCGGCCAAATCGTTGCAAATCCCCGTGAAGGCAGATGCGTGCCAGTGGCGGTGACGCCAGACAGAATGCGTTCGTCGTTGCCATTTTTCGGAATACCTCTCCCGTTTACTCAGTTGTTCAGGCAGATGGTGAAGCAGCTCACCGTTGCCGCAGTATATGGCGGCATGATTGGCCACCGATGCGCCAAAGCAGCACAGCAGGATATCGCCCGCCTGTGCAGAGGACAGGGGCACCCGGTAAAAGCCGGTGACCGCCATATTGTCCAGGTAAAGGTTCTGACCGTTACGCCACCAGTCATCCTCACGCTCAAAATCCGGCATATCAATTCCCGCCAGATGGTAGGCATCCCGGAACAGCGTGTAACAGTCCGTCACCCCGTGCTCAAAGCGCCGTCCTGTCAGATGTGGCACACAGCGGAATTTGTGAATGTCACCCCGGCAGACCAGCCACCAGGGCAGTGCGCTTTTTATCTGCAGCCGCCGGTCAGCCTCGCTCAGCCAGGGCAGCCCACCGGGATGACTGTGGACCAGTGCCACAATCTCCCCCTGCATCTCTGCCCGCAGCCAGTCTTCCGGTGCGATACGAAAATACGCCTCCGGCTCTGCAGAAATATTCACACAAGGGATATACCGCTCCCCCTCCGGCGTGCTTATCACGAAGCCGCACGACTCCGCAGGCGCACACCGCCGGGCATGTGCCAGAATCGCTGATTCAGTCTGTGTCATAAACCGGGATTTACTGCGAAAGTTTATTAATGGAAAGGAAACCGCCAAAATTGCCGACATTCCTGCGCAGTTCACACCCACGCATGCACTTGCTGCATCTGTCCTTACGGATATCCGTGGTGGGGTTGTCGAACTCATCCGCCACCGCAGGACCGTTATACCCGCATTCATCTCCCCGGTAATCCCACATACAGGTATTCGCCAGCATAATGCGACCGGGAAACAGCGCTCCGTCCGTCTCCGTCGGTGTTGCCAGCACAAACGAGGCTGTCATGGCCGTCAGCTCTGACATCTGCTCCACCACCCAGCGGTCGCTCAGCTCCTGCTCCGGGTCCGCTTCCGGATTGCCCGCCACAAAATTCACCGCATCCAGAAAACGGGCATACACCCGGCGGCGGACCACCGTGGCCCCCACCAGGCTCTGCAGGTCCTCCGCCATTCCGGTGACAAGGCCAAACAGATTGGACACCGTCAGCGACGGTCTGGCACTGCTGCCCTTCCCGTTCATCTCAAAGCCGCTGCCGTCAATCGGGTACGCCTGATATTCACGCCCCTGCCAGGTGACCGGCTCCCCTTTTTCATTCAGTTCATTGCAGAAAAAATAGCGCTCACCGCCCTGCACCGTCAGGTCGATTTCCCAGAGTACCACACGCGGTGACTGCTCTGACTTAACCGACTCGTTCAGGCTTTCTTCGTGAATATCCTGCATCAGTTCACCACCTGCTCTATCGTGCAACTGAAATCACTGTACCGGGCATTATCCGTGACACTCCACTCACGGCACACAACCCTCACCGTCCGGTTATGTTTCGGCGGTCGCCACAAAAAGGCACGGTAACCACCATGCCACGATAAAAACTCTTCCAGCCAGCGCCGGGTTGACTCATCCGTCACCCGGAACACCGCCTGAAACGTCTTCAGTTGAGGATTCAGCCCTGTGGGGCGGCGCTGTTCATAACCGTCACCAAACCGCACCCTCACCACCGACGGCTTCTCACTCACCTGCATCCCTTCACGCGGGACCAGATGCAGCGTTTTTATCTCAGCCACTCAGCATTCCTCCGTCACGTCGCATGGACAGCATCACCGCCTGCACCCGCTGGTCAATCAGCTGCACAAGACTGCCTGCCGCCTCCGGCCCTATCTGGCCATTAGTCCCGTCATTCTGAATGGCGATATGGTAGACCGGGGAATACACCAGGCCCGCACTGCCGTACATACTACCCACCGCGCGCACACCCAGCGAGCCATCCGCCGCCCGCGTCAGGGGCATAATGGCTTCAGGTCCGGCCTCCCCCATCAGCCCGGCCCCTTTTGCAAAGGCAAAGTACGTGGGCGTATCCACAATACTGTTGCTGTACGCACTCAGGTTTGCCGAGGTATACACGCCGCCTTTTGCATTGGCCACCGCCCCGCCCAGCCAGTCACCAATGCTGCCGAGAAATCCTCCCGCACCGGACATACCGTTTGCCGCCGTCTTAATTCCGTTGACAATCGCGGCATTCATAAGAACTTTTGATATTTCCTGCAGCACTGATGAGGCCCAGCTGCGCCATTCCACTTTATTTCCGTTCAGCATCTCCGTGATGTTATTCACCATCCCTGAGATACCCTCCGTCGCAAGCTGTGCTGCCTGTGAGGCGTAATCGGACGCATTATCCAACCAGTTACTGAGCCCCTCCTGCAAGCCTTTCTGCCAGTCCGCACGCTGCGCATCCGATTCGGCATAAAAGGCTGCCTGGTCCTTAAGGCGTTCGCTCAGATACTGCGCGTTCTGTGCCCGTGCCTGTCTGTAAAAATCCTCACTGATATCCCCGGTCTGATACTGAGACTGAAGGTCCGCATCCTTCTGGCGGAAGCTGTCGCGGATCTGCTGCAACTCCCGCATGCGTTCCCTGGCTCGTTCTCCCTGCCCGTATCCCAGCAGTTCGGCTTCATTTGATGCACGCGCAGCCACATTATCATTCTTCAGGGTCTCTTCCCGGGATCGCAACTGTTCCCGGATTTTTTGCTGGTCAATCAGGGCCGCGTTACGCAGCAGTTCCTGCTTCTGCATCTCCGTCAGGGTTTTCAGTTCGCCCTGCGCAGTCTGGTACTTCAGCTTCGCCAGCTCTGTATTCTGACCCGCCAGTGCCAGTTGCTCTTTCTGCTGCTTCAGTAGCCGGGAAAAACTGTCTTCCGCTTTTTCCGTCTCTGATTTTCCACCCCGGGATTTAGGTTTGTTCGCCTCGTTATTACGCCAGGCTTCCAGAGCATTACTGATATAACGCTGTCTCGCCTCCTGATACGAATCCCCCACAAAACCAAGGTCATCCGCCGCATACCCCAGCCGGGCACGCTCTTTTTCTTCCCCTTTCAGTCTGGACAGGGCCAGCTCACGCTCTGTTTTTGTCAGGGCACTCTGCTGTTTATCATCCAGAGTGGCCTGTGGCAGCCGTAACGGCACATTCACCAGTCCCTGCCGCTGCTGAAGCAGTTCATTACCCAGCCCCAGCAGACGGTTGAATTCCGTATGCTGACCGTTCATAACCAGCATGGACTGGTACACCTTATTCTGCTCTGCCGCCTGCTGACGAATTAACGCCACACGACGGTCTTCCAGCCCGGCAAGCACATCCTGAATGGACTGCGCTTTTTCCTGCATCTGTGCCAGACGGGACTGCTCAACGGCAAGCTGCTCTGTTGCCTGAGCAAGCCCTTCCGTTACGGTCTTCACCGATGTCAGATGGTTTATCATGAATCCGTCACCGGTCGTCCAGCCCGGGTTCGCCAGAACATACTGATATCCTGCGATTTTTTCCTGCAGGGATTTCACCCGACTGGCCTGTTCATCAATCAGCCGGTTCTGCTCTGTCAGCGCCGCCCGTGTTCGTCCTTCATTATCTGAGGCTTCAGGCAGAGACATTGACGGCGTTTTATGCGCGATTTCATCTATCGTCAGTGCATACTGGCGCGCAGACTCCCTGGCCTGCTCCTGATTCTGGTACAGCGTGTACCATGCTGCAGCCCCCAGCATCACCAGTCCGGGTACGCCACCAACCAGCCCCAGCGCACCGCTCATCAGACGTGAGCCCACCGCCGTTGTACTGTTCAGCGCATTCTGGGCGGCGCTTCTGGCAGCAATATTTCTGTTCAGGCGTTCCTGTGTGGCCGCCAGACGGGCCTCTGCTGCAATCTGCATCTCCGTCCCGCGGGCTGCCGCCACGGCCTGCTGAGCACGGTACACGGCTGCCCTTGCCCGCGCCGTGGCAATCTGCGTTCCCCTGAACTGTGCTTCCGCCAGTGCAACTTCATTACGTGCAGCCGTCACAAGTCCTGCCGTGGCAGACACCGCTCCGGAGGCCATATTGCCAAAGTACCGGGCAACCCCGACGGCAACCAGCGCCCCCGCGGCTGTTGCCACATTATCAATATTACCGGCAACACCGTTCAGCACGCCGGAGAGCGTTTTTGTCACCCCGCTGGCCTCATTCGCACCACCCACCCAGGCCATAAAGGCGTTTTCCACCTTTGTGATCCCGTCAGAGACCGTTTCCGGCATGGCCGCGTATTCATCACGCAATACCTCCAGCTGGCTGATTAACGCAGGAACGACTTTATCCGCCGTCAGTTGACCATCGTCCGCCATCGCCTTCAGATCTTTACGGGCCACGCCCATGCCTGCAGCCAGTGCACGAATGATCCGGTCACCACTTTCATTGACCGAATTAAATTCCTCACCGCGCAACACACCCTGTGCCAGCGCCTGGCTGAACTGGGTGATCACCGAACCCGCCTCAGCCGTACTGGCACCGGAGATTTTCAGCCCCGTGGAAATGGCCTCCGTCACCTTCAGCACATCATCAGCACTGTAACCATATTCACGCATCGAGGCTGCCGAACGGGCAAACAGGGCCGCATTATCCGAAAAAGCGGTACCTGTCCGCTGACTGATATCCATCAGCACTTTCTGTGATGACGAAAATTCATCGGATGACTGTGATGCCTGTTTCAGACGGGCATTCACGGAACTCCACTCATCCGCCAGTGAAATCAGGTGTCCGGTGGCAAAGGCACCGGCAAACGCACCGGTCATTCCGACAGCCGAAGCGCGGATTTCCGTCAACTGGCTGTTCAGTTCTGCCAGGGCACGTCGCTGCTCCCGGGCTGCCGCAGCGGCCTGACGCCCGCCATTCTGCAGGGTCCGGTAATATTCACTGCCCATACGGGACGCTCGCTGGATCTCCGACTGGAATGACTGTGAATTTGCCGAAATTTTGATAATCAGTTCACGTAACGTCGCCATTCACCTTTCTCCGGGCGTAAAAAAACCGCCTCAGCGGTTCTCATCATTCATGACTGTGCTGCAAAGCTCAGCGCGTCTTCCAGCGCCGCAAACGGATCCACCTCCGGCTTATCCTCATCCTCGCCCCAGCAGAGCATGGCGTCCTTCAGTGCAACATTCATCCCCTGTGCCCCGAAAACCGCTTTCACGATCTGTGCATTACGGATATCCCCGCGCTCATCACCCAGCGGGGACACCCTGTCAAACTCCATCCACATCATCGCCTCGCTCGCACTCAGGCTGTGCCGCAGTTCGGATAAGGTGCGCCCCAGACGGAGCGCAAGTCGCATCAGAAAGCGAATTTCCGGGCGGGCTACTTTTTTCTGGCCGACTCTGCATCAGCGATCAGTTCCAGTGCCTGACGCAGCAACCGGGCATGTACCGGACCATAGACGGCCAGCACCTGCTCACGGTCGTCCGGAGTGAACACCCGTTGCAGGTCAGTATCACACAGGACATCGCAGAACAGCGTCACATCCGCTTCCAGGTTACGGCGGGTTTTCGCCACCACCGACAGGGTATCGTCATCCTCTCCATCACCATTGAGCACTTCCTGCCACAGATACCAGGCCTCTGCCGAAGGCTCCCGCAGCACCACGCTGACATTACCCCATTCCGGCACCTTCACCGTTTTATGACGAAACCCTGACAGTCTGGCCAGCGCCAGCGTTTTCAGATCCTTTTTCATGATGACCCATCCCCTTATCCGGCGGCTGCGCTCACTGTCACGGTGCATTCAACAGACGTCACACTCTGTGCTTTCTCTGCCGAATCGGTCACCACGCAGGTATATTTCCCCGCATCAGCGGACTGCGCACCTGGCTTACTGAAGGTGTCTGTCGTCTGCCCGTCAACCGGCTGACCATCCTTCTTCCAGGCGTATTTATACGGCGGCGTTCCCCCGTTGGCACTGACTGACATTGTCAGCAGCGCACCTGTATTCACGGTAAGTGTTTTATCCAGATTTTTCACAAACGCCAGCGGTACCACAAAGGACACCGGTTTGCCTTTCATACGCAGTGAAAACGTTGCTGCCACCACGCCGTTGGTACCGGATGACCAGGTGTGCTGACGCACTTCCGCCAGGAACTTAAAGCCCTTACCGGACGGAAACAGCACCTTAAACGCATACAACGCGTCATTGTCATAGGCATCACGCAGGGCGTTCTGGGCCTGATTCAGATAAAAATTACCCGACATGGAAATCTCAGACGACGCCCCCAGACCGTTGATGTTCTCCTGCTCTGTGGAGCAGAGCGTGGTCACATCAATATCCTGTTTCTGACCGGCGGTGAACTGGACTTCCTTGATGGTGCAGTCCAGGCGCAGATATTCCGCCTTATCCATAGTTTCAGCAGTCGCCGGGGCAGATGAAATCATCACCTGCGTCAGCTGTGAGCGTTCATACAAAGCAGACATTCTGCCTCCTGATAATAAAAAACCCGCACGCGGCGGGGTATGGGTTTTGTAGAAAAAAAGAAAAAGTCACACCGTGACCTGAAACTCCAGGGTTGCACGGTAACAGCGGTTTTCCGGAATATAGTCCTGCATTTCACTGACGGATCCCGGGGCCAGCAGCATTATGGCTTCACGGGCGTCCTGACGTATCTGACGCGCCTGCGTCACAGTCCCGGCATAAACGTCGATCTGCACCGACACTGAGGACTCCGCCTGCCCGCCCATCACGTCCGCAGACACCGATGAAATCAGGCTGAAAACCACCCACGGAAGCGCCACCGACGGCCTGCCATCCAGCAGGGGGACCACATACGGGTACACCTGCCCGCCGGCAAGATGCGCCAGATGAGGATACAAATCCGCCTCCGTCATCGTCTCAGTACCTCATCAATGGCCCGGTTCATCCGCGCAATCGCCACCTGTGCCGCCTGTTCACTGCGCACATCAAATGCCGGGCGCACAAACGGGTGCGGTGGCATATTCACGGTCCCCATTTCCACAAACCGCCAGTAGAAAGCATTGCGCGGGTTATCCGCCTTCATGGTGTTATCGCTGTTACCGGTGTCCGGATTAACACCCCGGATATGCACACCGGATTCCATCCCGCCATCGCGGGAGCGCCGGGAAAGGACCACCACATTGCGGCGCAGTTTTCCCCTGCGTACCGGTGCCCGTGACACCACTTCTTCTTTCAGCACATTCGCACCCGCACGGGTTGCCTCACGCAGCACCCGGTTATTTTCCGCACCACTCAGAAGCTGCAAATCGCGGCTGATGTCCTCCAGCCCCGAAAAATCCAGCAGGGTTTCGATCATTTTTCCCCTCCCAGCCGACAGAGAATTTCCAGACGCCCGCCGGTCGCATCCGGCACGGGCAGCCCGACAACGTTCAGGATCCGGTCACGCCATGGACCACTCAGCACATGAAGTCGTGACGCTGCCGTGATTTCCCGGCCGGACTGACCGCGCACCCAGATGCGGATTTCCGCCTGCGCCATTTCCGCACCGGACTGCATCCGCTCCCGGCTGCTCCTGCCACGGATATCCGCATGAATTTTCCCGCATGACACCCATTCTTCCGTCATTTCTCCGGCAGCATTACGGGTTAACACCGGCTTCAGAACACTTATCATCTGTGTCAGACGACCTGCAGATATTGCGTAACCGGCTCATTTAAACCGTCTGGTCTGTTTCCTCCGGCTCTACAAAAATAATGTCCATCATTTTTAATGGACACTATCGTATGAAACACCGGACCTGGATCACTGAAGCTTTACGTCTTCACTTTGAAGAACATTTACCCCGGGTTGTGGCCGGGCGTCGCCTGGGTGTACCAAAATCAACAGTTTGTAGTATGTTCGTGCGCTTTCGGAGAGCTGGCCTTTCGTGGCCTTTGCCCGCAGGCATGTCGGAGCAGGAACTTGATGCCTGCCTTTACGGACAATTTTCCACGGTACCAGTCGTACGTCCTGAAAGCACCGTTATATCCGAAGCCCCCGTGGTAAAAAAACGTCCCCGGCGGCCCAACTTCCCTTATGAGTTTAAAATCGCCTTAGTGGAGCAGTCACTGCAGCCCGGAGCCTGTGTGGCGCAGATCGCCCGGGAAAACGGAATCAACGATAACCTGCTCTTCAACTGGCGCCATCAATACCGGAAAGGTGGCCTGCTGCCTTCCGGAAAAAATATGCCGGCACTGCTTCCCGTGACGTTAACGCCGGAGCCGGATAATAAAATCCCGGCCCCCGCACAGGAACCAGAGCAGATAAATACACCGTCCGACAGTCTGTGTTGTGAGCTGGTTCTGCCGGCCGGAACTCTCAGGCTTAAAGGTAAACTGACGCCGGCGTTATTACAGACACTTATCCGCGAAATAAAAGGGAGCAGCCACTGATGATATCTCTCCCTGCAGGTTCGCGTATCTGGCTGGTTGCAGGTATCACCGATATGCGAAATGGCTTTAACGGCCTGGCATCAAAAGTTCAGAACGTCCTGAAGGATGACCCGTTCTCCGGACACCTGTTCATCTTCCGCGGACGCCGGGGTGACCAGATAAAAGTGTTGTGGGCTGACAGTGACGGACTGTGCCTCTTCACCAAACGCCTGGAGCGGGGCCGCTTCGTCTGGCCAGTCACCCGTGACGGCAAGGTGCACCTTACTCCGGCTCAGTTATCCATGCTTCTTGAAGGTATCAACTGGAAGCACCCGAAACGAACGGAACGCGCTGGAATCCGCATATAACCCGTTGTAAAGTGAGGATATGGACACCTCACTTGCTCATGAGAACGCCCGCCTGCGGGCACTGTTGCAGACGCAACAGGACACCATCCGCCAGATGGCTGAATACAACCGCCTGCTCTCACAGCGGGTGGCGGCTTATGCTTCCGAAATCAACCGGCTGAAGGCGCTGGTTGCGAAACTGCAACGTATGCAGTTCGGTAAAAGCTCAGAAAAACTTCGTGCAAAAACCGAACGGCAGATACAGGAAGCACAGGAGCGAATCAGCGCACTTCAGGAAGAAATGGCGGAAACGCTGGGTGAGCAATATGACCCGGTACTGCCATCCGCCCTGCGCCAGTCTTCAGCCCGTAAACCGTTACCGGCCTCACTTCCCCGTGAAACCCGGGTTATCCGGCCGGAAGAGGAATGCTGTCCTGCCTGTGGTGGTGAACTCAGTTCTCTGGGATGTGATGTGTCAGAGCAACTGGAGCTTATCAGCAGCGCCTTTAAGGTTATCGAAACACAACGTCCGAAACAGGCCTGTTGCCGGTGCGACCATATCGTGCAGGCACCAGTACCTTCAAAACCCATTGCACGCAGTTATGCCGGAGCGGGGCTTCTGGCCCATGTTGTCACCGGGAAATATGCAGACCATCTGCCGTTATACCGCCAGTCAGAAATATACCGTCGTCAGGGAGTGGAGCTGAGCCGTGCCACACTGGGGCGCTGGACAGGTGCTGTTGCTGAACTGCTGGAGCCGCTGTATGACGTCCTGCGCCAGTATGTGCTGATGCCCGGTAAAGTCCATGCTGATGATATCCCCGTCCCGGTCCAGGAGCCGGGCAGCGGTAAAACCCGGACAGCCCGGCTGTGGGTCTACGTCCGTGATGACCGTAACGCCGGTTCACAGATGCCCCCGGCGGTCTGGTTCGCGTACAGTCCGGACCGGAAAGGTATCCATCCACAAAATCACCTGGCCGGTTACAGCGGTGTGCTTCAGGCCGATGCTTACGGTGGTTACCGGGCGTTATACGAATCCGGCAGAATAACGGAAGCCGCGTGTATGGCTCATGCCCGGAGAAAAATCCACGATGTGCATGCAAGAGCGCCCACCTACATCACCACGGAAGCCCTGCAGCGTATCGGTGAACTGTATGCCATCGAGGCAGAGGTCCGGGGCTGTTCAGCAGAACAGCGTCTGGCGGCAAGAAAAGCCAGAGCCGCGCCACTGATGCAGTCACTGTATGACTGGATACAGCAACAGATGAAAACACTGTCGCGTCACTCAGATACGGCAAAAGCGTTCGCATACCTGCTGAAACAGTGGGATGCACTGAACGTGTACTGCAGTAATGGCTGGGTGGAAATCGACAACAACATCGCAGAGAACGCCTTACGGGGAGTGGCCGTAGGCCGGAAAAACTGGATGTTCGCGGGTTCCAACAGCGGTGGTGAACATGCGGCGGTGTTGTACTCGCTGATCGGCACATGCCGTCTGAACAATGTGGAGCCAGAAAAGTGGCTGCGTTACGTCATTGAACATATCCAGGACTGGCCGGCAAACCGGGTACGCGATCTGTTGCCCTGGAAAGTTGATCTGAGCTCTCAGTAAATATCAATACGGTTCTGACGAGTCGCTTACGATTTTTTCCAGTATCTATTTTCCGATTCGTTCGGAGGTAATCCACCGTTATATTCATGAGGCCGGAGTGCACTTAATATTCAATTATATACTCTGTTATTGTATGGACACCTTCGTTAAGGCTAAAGTAACCAGTCACTGGTGCCCACTCGTTCTTCAGACTTCTGAAGAAACGTACCATTAGGCTAATATCCCAGCAGTTTCCCCGACGACTCATACTCTCCTTGATCCGATAACGCCACATCACCTGCCTGAACTGTCTACTTGTGTAATGGCTCTCCTGTTGCTAAGGAACATAACTCCCTCTGGTTTACCTCGCGTTTCCTCGGCCATCTTCAGCGCTTTTATAGTCAGTCTGCTGTCCGGTGAGAACGACATTGCCCATCCCCGGGCTTTATTGCGAACAGAGCAAGTACTACTGCGAGGTATCCCCATCGTTTACCTATCCAGATATACGTCACGTCATCACACTTGATTTAGCTGTGTCACAGCGAAGTGCGGTTCAAGATAGTTAGGAATAGCGACATGTTCATGACCGGTGGGGCGGCGGCTGACAGTTGACCAGCCCCTGTTTTTTCATGAGCCTGCCAGCAAGCCAGCGTCCCATCTGGTAATCTCTCCGGGTTGCCATTGTGGCAATGCTCCTAGCTCCGCCATGCAAGTCAATTACCTAGCCCATCTGCCGTCTGTTTTTTCAGGACGGGTTTTCCAATATCTGTAGCTGCAGCGATGAACTGCGAACACATGACAGAGTGTGAACACAGGATAATGCGCTCTGAGTTTCCCGATTATTGAGACTGTTCAGGAATCTGACATCAAGAGCGCGGTAGCCTTCCTGAGAAACTCCTGGTTCACTCTCATAATTCAGGGTCTTGCTGGAGAGAATAACCCAGTGATTTTACTCTTCGTTTAAGTCCATTGAGTACGCAACTACGGTAACGCTCTTCATAGTAATCAGCACAATTGTCGACATATTTTTTACCATATTTCAAGGCATTGTAGAACAGTGTTGCCAGTTTTCTTGCCGTTGCAGTGACTGCTTTTGCTTTACCTATACGGGATGATAATCGACGATAAAAAGCACCCAACGCAGTATCGCTCCGACCAATCGTTGTGGCTGCCAGCCTGAGTGCAGCAGCAATTCAACTGGATGAACGTCTCGTTTTCGAGGACAACACTTTTCCACCGGAGATCTTATTTCCCGTGGACAAAATAGCCACGAGGTAAAATGGCTCGCATCAGGCCAGCGATTCATGTCAGTACCGCGTTCGGCAACGAATTTTAGTGCCAGATAAGGCCCAACCCCATGTATTTGTGTCAGATCTGCCGTGGTAATTTTCCAGAGTAACGGTCTGACATCAAGGAAAGCTGATTGGGTTGCTTTGTACGATGTCTGGCGCAGGGTAATACTCCTTCAGGATTTTCAGTCCCGGTGCTGAGTTGTATTAATGAATTTCGATTTGATCGTCACGTTCACGGATCTTTTCCTGGTAAAAATAGAAAAATGCCACCGACTGCTCAAGTGCAAAAAGATGCTCAGGTTGCCAGTTCCCTGTCAGTGCCTGCTGAAGTACTTCTGGCGTCTTCTTACATCTCACATCACGGTACTGGATCAATACTGAAGGATCGGGCTCACCGCTGACAATAGCTCTGACGATCGAGAGACCGGTGACGCCAGTGATATCCGATACGGCATGATGCAATTGCACATTCATCTGCATCAGCGCTTTCTGCATATGCTGAATATGCGCAGCCCGGTATTCAGTCAAGCGTTCTCGTTGCCTCAGATAAGACCTGAGGACTGAAATGTCGTGTACAGGTCTGAAACTGGCCCGGAGAAGACCAAATGCATGTCGTCTCTGCAACCACTGTGCGTCGTTGACATCAGTCTTGCGACCGGGAACATTTTTTGCGGCACTGACATTAACGAGTATCATATTAAAACCCGCTGCTTCAAGGATCTCAAAAGCAGGCAACCAGTAAACGCCGGTGGACTCCATGGCGACGGTTGTAATATGACAGGTTTTGAGCCAGTCAGACATACGATGAAGGTCGCCGGTGAAACTTTGAAAAGTCCTTATTGGCTCGGCGTCAGCATCAGGCGGTACGGCCACAACGTGAAATTTGGCCCCAATATCAACGCCCGCAGCATGAGAATGGACAATAGACATTCGGGAGGATTTTTTCATATAAATCTCCTTGCTCATTTTTAATGAACGAAGGAGGAGACGACGGAGAAATCACCTTCCTGAACGGGATCAAGCTACCACCGTCGGATCCGCCACAGCCCCTGAACCATGTTTTTTAAGGGTCATACCACCAAAAGGCCGACGACTGCTTCCTTCGCTATATTAGACTGCCAGCTTTACCGGGGAGTTTCTGAGACTCGGGACGGGGTTTCACACATGGAAAGTTTTTTAATATTTCGTTTCCATTTCAATTCGTTGTAGCTTTTTCTTTAGCTCACGTAGTTCGATTTGTTCCGGTGTTATCAGGAAGGCTTTTGGCGTTTGCCCTGACGCTCATCACGCAGTTGTTTGAACCATTCCGTCATCGTGGAAAGACCAACATCCATAGCCTTAGCAGCGTCAGAAACAGTGTAATTTTGATCGACAACCAACTGAGCGGATTCACGTTTGAATTCAGGACTGAAATTTCTTCTTTTCATTGGTGCACCTGTGTTGTTCTAAGGTGAGCATATCACCCTGTTCAGATGGCCAAATTCAGTAGACCACTTCAGCCCTGAATTCGACTTTTACAATGACTTATCTGGACGCATGAAGAACGTCAGGAATATACCAATAACAAGCAATGCGACGGAACCGTAGAATGGTAAACTCCAGTTGCCTGTTTTATCGATAATAATGCCAAAGGCGATAGGTGAAATAATGTCGGCGACAGCGGAACCGGCGTTCATCAATCCGCTGGCAATTCCCACATACTTCGGCGTAATATCCATCGGGACAGCCCGGATAGGCCCAATGGTCAGCTCATCGGCCAGCAATGTCGTGAACTGTGAGACGAAACAGCGTACACAGTTTGAATGTATCTACTTTTCCCAATACTGGGCGAAGGGAGATGTTATTGCGAATCGCGCGCCAATTGGTCAGTGGGAACCTTATTCGGAAGAGCCACTACTTGGCATCATCGTCACCAGCGTCTGTCGTATTAATCGCGATGCTAAAACCTGAACCTCCCAGAGATCCCCATATCCCGCTGATGGGGGATTTTAACTAAAACTTAGCGCTATCGCTGCGTATCGTAACTATCCCGTATTACGTAGCGTAAA